GCAAATAATCCACCGGCTGCCGCTACAGCTAATGGTATACCAAGACCTAATGGTATTCCAGAAAATGTACCAAATATATTAGCAACACCATTAGCTAATGCCATGGCACCTTGCGCGGCCGTCTTAGCTAGATTTTTGGCACCTAGTGCACCTTGTATAATCAAGCTTGATACTGTCTGGCCTTCTATTAAAAGCTGGCCAGCTTTTATTGCGCTTATTGCTGTGTTTCTAACGAATGCTGCTGCATCTAATATTGCCTGTTCCTTTTTCTTGGCAATAATCAATGTTATGAAAGTTAATATTCCGGCTGTTATGTTTTTATATTCGTTCATAAAACCTAATAATGGTTTAATAAGACCTAATATCTTACCTATTCCTTGTGCTGCTAATCCAATTGGAAAGAATGCCATTTTTATGATAGGTGCTAATGCTCCAAACACTTCAGAAATTGCCTGTGCTGCCGGCATTATAGCATTTATCAATACATTACCCATTGCCGCAAATGCTTGAGTATTTCTTTCATTGGCTTGCTGTTCTGCTAACTTGTCCTGCAATTGTTTGGAGCTCATTCCGGACATTTCAGCTGCCGAAAGACCTAGGTTTGCCATTGCGGCTGCTTCTTCTGCAGTTAAATTCTTCATCTTTTCTTTAACAATTGCAGATTTTTGAAGTTGATCAAACTCCATTCCGGTTGCTTTAGCTAATGCTTGACGTTCAATGACATTCATTGCTGCAAGGTCTGCAGATGTGCCTACCTGATCCATGATTAGCTTAGTTGCTTCTCCTATTTTACCTTCTAATGCTAATTGTCTAGCTTTATCTAGATTCAATTGTTTTCCTGTTAATGCTTGGAATTCAAATTGTGATGATATGGAATCTTCAAAACTAAGTAAGCTATCTGAAACTTTTGCCATGGTTGCAATACTCATGCCCATTTTAGCTGCTTGCAATGCTGCCTTTTTAAGAGCTTTAACATTGCCTCCAAAGTATTTTGATGTAAGTTTTGCATTATCTGCAATATCTTTTGTTACCGCGCCTACATTAAGTCCGGAATTTAAAGCTTCTGCTGCCAAATCCCTTTGTGCGTCGGCTGCACTTTCTGCAGATGCTCCCATTTGCATAAATACGTTATTAACTTTTCCTGCTTGCGCAGCGCCATATCCAAATGCCTTGCCTATTTCAGAAACATTCATTGCCTGTTCTGCAGACAACATGTTTAATACTCCAAATTCTTTTATACTTGCGGATAATACATCTTTTATATCTTTTGTGCCTGATAAATTATCTTCTATTGATATTGTCAAGTCAGATGCTTCTTTACCTAATTTTCTTGCTTGACCAAATGTTATTCCTACTTCCGTGGAAAATGCTTGTGCCTTTTTAGAAATCATTGAAAAGGTTAGCAGTAATCCTGCAATTGCAGCTACTAGTATCGTTGTTGGGCTTAATAATGCTTTGAAACTACCTCCGAAGGCTTTCATGCCGGAGGACATAGATTTTGTAACACTTCCAGTTTCTTTAAAAGTTTTTAGATATGCTGCTCCAGCAGTATTTAAGCTTTCATCAAAATTGTCAGCTAAAGTATCAATACCTAACATTCTAGATAATGCTTTTCCGCCTGGAAAGCTTTCAAATCCTTTTTTAATATTATCTGTTAATTTTTTTGCTTGATTACTTACGCCGGTTAAAGCACCTCTAGTTTTAGTAATGGCCTTTTCAAATTCTTGTTGTTTTTTTAGGCCGTCTTTACGGTATTTTAGAGAATTGGACAAGACCTCATTTCCAGCCGCTTCAGCGTCTGCAATTTCTCTTAAGAGGCGTTTTTCTAATTTATAAAGTTCAATTTGACTACTTTTAGTAGACAACGTTGATCTCATTGCTTTATCTTGTAACTTCTGTGATTCGTTGATAGCGTCTAATATCTTCTTCTCTTTCGTGAGTAGTTTATTAAGTTCTTCTGTTACTTTATTTGTTTTTTCGTCAGCCATTCAACAAATTTATATTAATTCTTTTTGTAATTTTTTGCCGAGTAATACCAATTTTGGATCATCTGAATCCAATAGTCGTTGTATTCTATTTTCCATTTCAGATTGATAATATCTCATATTATCTGCTATGGCATCCATTTCTCCATCAGCATTCATCGATTTGAATGCACGTTTAACTGTGCCTCGTGCAAGTACTTTTAATATTTTTGAAGCTAGCCCTTCTTCGATCTGATTGATCTCGTTTAACATTTTGTTTTCGATTTTGTTTATAGACATTACTACTCCTTTGTTATAAATATCAACGTTTACGCATTTTAGGTGCTTTTGCCATCGTTGATTGCTGAGCTTTCATTGCCTTTTCATGATCGGCTTTTTGATCAGAATGCATCTTGCTTAACTTACGTATATAGAAGGTACGTAAATATACAGGCATATGATATATATCGGTATATGAGAATCCCCCATTACTATGATATATTAGGTCAAATATAGATTCTTGGAATTGTTTTTTATAGCTCTGCGTCAGGCCAAAAAAAGTCCAATCCGATGTCAAGTTGACTCGGAAATGTATCTCCGGCCTCTCCAACCGGGACTTCAATAGACATGTCTATTTCTGGAGTAATTGTTTTAAGGAATTGTCTTATTGCTCTAGAATCGATGGCTAATAAGTTTGTATCGACAAATTTTCTTATTTTTGATTTATCATCATCTCCATCTAACTCTACGATAACATGTTTTAACAATGTGGTTAATCCAGCTTCTTTTTTGATTTTTACTAGTCCTTTAAGTTCTGCATCAATCTTTGATTGTTCACCTTGCGACAACAATTTCAATTTCACTTGTTTTTTACTTGTTGGTAATGTTAATGAAAATGCATTAATACCTTCATCAATTAAAGACCAATCAATCTCTTTATCGTTAAGATCTGTCAAATCAACAGTATGAGAAATCATTTCATCAGATTCTGGATCAGGAATAGAAATTTCATAATCTTTACCATAACCTAATATTCTTGCTGCAATCATAATTGCATTTTTATCACATAACAATATATCATTATAATTGACCTTAGTCATTATAAGAGCTTTAAACAATTTATCTAATACTACTCCTTGTTTAATATATGATTGATTGGTAAGAATATCTTCTTCTTTTGCAGTCATATATTTCATTTCAATAGTTCCGGAACTTAAAATATGATCCTTAGGATATAATTTTCCTTTACTAGGTAGATCTATTATCTCCGTTGGGAAGTCATATGATTCAACTGCCGTTTCTTGATATTGTTCTGTAGCCAATTGTTTTAGCTTTGCATCTGATAATTGTTTTTTTGGGTAATCTTCGTTAACTTTTGTCATTTCTTTCCTTAATAACTATTTAATATAAATATACAGTGTGTGAAAAATCCCGCCCTAAGGCAGGATTCTCAATGATTTTAATTAAAATTAAAATTGTAATATTGCGTAATCGTATTTGATTGTCAATTCAATTTGTACTGGATCTTCTGTAGACCAATCCATATCACCAAAACTTGCTGCTGATATAAAGGCGCCTTTTAAAGTCCATTCTTCAACTTTATCACCTACAGGTCCTAATGTGTTGAATGTAATGTCTTTCTTATAAAAGTCACTATATCCATCTCTTCCTGTTACTGATTCATGATGAAGTCTAACCCATTCCATTACCGCTTGTGCTCCTGATGGAACTACTGGGTCATATAATGTTACGGTTACATCTTGCCATCTTGTTTTGCCTTTTAACTTTCGCTCAACATTAATATGGTCAAGAATAACTTCTCCTTGATCTAATGATGGTCTTGATGCAGCTTTCACAAGATATGCAGGTATGCCTTCAATGTACATAATAAACCTATTTGCCATTTTAGGCTCATAAGCTGTATAAAATATCTCGGTGGGGTCAAGTAATTCTGCCATCTAATTTTCTCCAATTTATTATAAATATACTAGTCATCCTATTCTGGGAATGAAGCTCCTGTTGGAAGTATATTAAAATCAATAATTATGAATTCTGCTGTCTTAGCAGGTTGCAAATAAATTGCACCTTTCATTTCATTTCTGTCAATGACATCTGCTGTATTATTTGCTTCATCCATTTGAACTTTAAATGCATACAATCCTTGTCTTTGTTGTATATTCTCAAAATAAGGATTAACAATACTTAAAAATCTATTTCTAGTTACTGCCGTATTATTTTCAAATACCAAAAACTTAGTTGATGATGCAATAAATTTCTTAGCTGCGATTAACAATCTTCTAACATTTACTCTATCCAATGCACTTGCTTTTTTCTGTAATGTTTTTTGTCCATAAACAACTACACCTGCATTAGGAAAAGTTGCAATTGGATTTACATTTGAATCATAAAGTGTATCTCTATTTGCATGAGTTAATTTTCTTTCTGTCATTACTGCAATATCCAGAGCACCTCTATTTAAACCTGCTGGTGCAAACCATGGAGCGGCAACTCTATCATTAAATGCATATACACTAGGTATTAATGTTGATGCCGGTACCCAAACATTCATTCCTAAATCTGCATCTGGAATTTTAATCCAAGGCCAATATTCAGCAACATAATTTGAATCTCTAGAATCTGCTTTTGCTGTCGCTGTTGATATACTTGCGCCATATTCAACTGGATCAGCTATAAAGAAACAATCTCCTCTACTTTCAACCATATTAAGAGCTTCTGTAATAACTGGAGCATGATTTGTAAAATTATCAATTAATCCAGGAAGAGCTATCATATTAATATCATACTCATCTTGATTCTTTAATAATCTAATTGCATCTTTATAAGTATTAATTGTTGTTGAAGCTGCCATATTAGCACCTTGATTATTTATGTTTGATATCTTATCATTAAATAATTGTGGATGTGCTAAATTACCATTAGTTGCTCCACTAAATGATCCAGATCCTGCAGCAGGTAAACTACCAGTTGCACTTTCAACTCTTCGTACACCATTTGAATCTAAATAATTTAATGTATTTCTAACTCCTGATACTCTTACATATGATGATCTATTCACAAATGATCCAGACAATTGAAGATATGGATCCGTTGATCCGCCATCTCTTACTGTATATACCTGATCACCAATTGCTCTTGCAATATAATTAGGAGAATTAGGATCTAATGTTAAATTATTAAATTGTTCTAAAATAGTTTTTCTATTAATAGTATCATCACCTCTTCTAATTAATAATGTAAATGTACCTTTTGCATTATTAACATTTGCAACTTCATATTGAATGTTGTTTTCAGTACCAGTTGATAACAAATTATTTGTTCCTACTGTCCCGTTACTATTTTGTTCAGCACCATCTGCTAATGTTGTTAATGTAAATGAATTAGCATTAACTCCTGATGCAGTTACTGTTGATGTTGCAGGTAAAAATCCATCACCAATTCTTACTACTGTTAATGTATCAGCATACTTAAGATATTCCTGTGCTGCATAATTAGTTAAATATTTATATGAGCCTTCTACTGCTCCTGAGCCTGATGTAAATGCTCCACCAAATTTTTGTAAATATTCTGAATAACTACTTACTACCGTAGGTATTCCTGATTGACCTTTTTGGGTTGGTCCAATCACAGCTGCCCCTATAGCAGCTATACCTGCTGGCAAAAATGATTGATCTACTTCATTTGTAAAGACCCCAGGCGAGATTATTTTTTCAGCCATTGTATTGTTCCTTTATTAGTTTCTTATAAATATTTAACGATTCTGCCAAACATTGATTATGCAGGGACAAATTCGCCTGTTTCTAAATTTAAATTTCCTTGACCGTATTTAGTTTCCATGTCAGTTGTTAAAGTTTTTTCTGACTCCTGTAATTCTGATAATTCTTTCATTAAACTGTCTTTATATACATTCAATTCTTTTTTTCTATTTTCTACATATATAAATTCTAGTTCTACTTCTCCAAATTTTACAATTAGTTCAGATGACTTTTGTCTTAATTCTTTGATACTTTCAATATCAACTTTTTCTATTTTTTTATTTTCGCTCATAGCTTCCTTGTTTTTTTGTTATAACTTATATAAATATATAAATTTTATTTTTAATATCCTAATTTTTATATGTTAAATCCACCTTGCGAATAACTATCCGTAGATGACTTAGGCGGGGGATCTGTAACATTTACATTAAATGTTTCTGTTTCTGATTTGAAATTTATTTTCTTTACAGAGAATCTTTTTTCTACTGTGGATGCATGTAATTCAAATGGCATTAGAAGTGTTGCCTTGGTGGTACATGGTAATGTAGCTCTTACAATTCTGTCCTCTCCGGTAGAATTAATTGTTTCAAAACTATAATCTTGTATAAATACTGGAAACTTCCATGTTGTGCCCCATGCAAATCCATTTAATGGCATTATTTGTTCTATAATAGAATTTAATTGTTCTGTATATTCACACCATACAAGTATTTCATATGAAGCATCTATAAATTCTGGTACTGGAGTTACATAATATTCTTTACTAGGCTTTGTTCCCTGTAATACAGAAAATCTATCATACTTGTTTGTTACAGTATGTTTATTTCTATGTACATAATCATTACCATCTGGGTTTTGATTTACTCCTAATGTCTTTAAAGTATCACGTTCTGCAATTGAATTTCGTTTTATGGTAATTAATGGAGTCATTACTTTACCTTTTTCATCATACATAAAACCTTTTGCTTGTATCTGTGACCACTTTTCTCCGTTTGCATATAATATAGGAACATCTATAATAGATTCATTTTCTATGACCTGAGGTTTAATTATATCACGTATATATGACATGAGAGCAAAATCAACATCATAAATTGTACATTTAGGAGTCTTGATAATATCATTATCTCGTCTAGTCTGATAAGCACGATTTGTTTCTGGATTACGTGAAAATGAACTATATGTTTTATCTAATTCTGGTTTACTCATAAATTCCTAGGTAAGTTAGCTTGTTTATTAATTCCACTTCGAACTTCTTGTATATTAAGTCTATTTCTTCTAGTAACATGTGCTTCACATTTAACTGAAATGCTAAGTCCAAATTCTCCTCTTTCTCCTGTTGTAAATCCTATATCTCTATTAGGATTCTTTCCAGCAAAATATTCACTAGCCGATACACTATCAATTTCATAAAATTCTCCATCATATCCAATTACATCGCCAGGATCCACTATTATATTTTTATCTTTTAAATCGTCACGTAAAAATGCAAATGTTCCAGTTCTACTATAATCTAATCCATAATCATCTGCCGCAGTCGATCTTTCATCTTTTAAGATTAAACAATTCATTTTTAATTTACCATAATAAACTTTATTGTCAGATTCTCCATACATATTTGAATGTGTATTATCTAAATTGAGTTTATAAAATGATACTTCCATATCAATATATTTGTTAATTACTTCTCTATTAACAGATCTCAATAAACTTGCATCTCTTGCTGAACCGAATAGCGCCATAATTATCCTATATATATTTTCATTGGCATTTTATTGAATTGGGACTGTAATGCCTCTGATTCAGCCTGTTTTCTTTCCAATTGTGCTTGCCTTGACATTGTATCAAGTATTTCTTTAAGTTCTGTTATAAGACCCTCTTTTTCGGTCTGTGCCGCCCCTATAAGGTCACTTCCGTTAAGTGTTATTTCTGCATTTGGAATAGGCAATGATGAATATTTACCTCTAATATATCCTAGCATCTCTTTAGCCAATGCCAATGTATATCTTCTAATCCATTGTCTTCCTACAGAATTCACATCTTTATATGTTACATTTTCATAAGGAACATTTGAATAATCTGATATTGTTCCTGTTGCACCTTTTAAAGGATTGCTACGATCAGATTTTAAAATATAATCAAAATGTATTGTTTTGAAATTGGTTGCATCTGGTAATGGAAATATTCTTAATCTGTTATTAGACATTTGAAATGAATATGCTGATCTTCTAACTGTATCATTTAATTCAATTGCTTGCATTCTTAACATGTCAGCATATATAGGCATTACCATAAATGATACGCCAGGAGAATAATTTCCAAATCCAAATGAGTCTAACATTTGTTGAGTACCAACTCCCGAACCAATAAATGGATCAAAAAATCTTGCTATTGCCGGAGGTGCATTATGGAATAGTCTTTTTATTTCTATAGGATCTGTTCCAGGTATTCCTGATTCTAATTTAACAACTGTTGGATCGGCCAAGTCATAAATCTGTTGTCCTGCGGTAATATTGATACTACCAGTATAAAATGTAACATTTCCACCTGACATGGCTTCTACGCCATACTCTTCTGCTATATCAATCAATCCACCAAAATTAGGAGATACCTTTTTGCCTGTTAAATTTGAACCTGTTGACGCTCCAAATAAATTGAGCATGTTATCTCTAATATTATATGAATTTAATTGAGCACTATATTCTGAAACTGCTTCTTCAAAACATGTATAAAAATTTCCATCTTGTAATTCAATGTCCGATAAAGGATAACCTAAACGCTTTGCACACCAAACTGCTAGCTTATCAGCTTCTGTTTGAAATGAATAATCATAATCATAGAATCCAAACGGAGTGTCGCCCGGAAAAAAACTTGATGATCCTGGCCATATTGGAACATTTACTGCCATAGTTTCCTTTTATATAAATATGTAACTAGTTGTAATAACTTCTGATTATTGATTTATAGTTTTATTCTTCACATTGCGCAACCTCAGAAACTACTCCATTAGTAGTAGAGCTAATTACAAATGTAACTGCGGCTTTTCCGGTTCTAAATGCATAAATACCTTGTCCGGCTTTAGTAGTTCCTGGATCATTTGTATATACCACATCGTCATCATCTGGAAAGGTGCCGGTACCGTCATGATAAAGAGTAACTTGAGTAAATTCTCCGTCGCCTATAGCACCACATGCTACTTCGACCTCCGACCAAGTACTGCCACCATTTGAAGCAAAAGTCCAAGCCGTTACAGAAACT